AGGCAATCTTTGTGGTCAGGTATTCTTGCACTATAATCACGCAAATGGACGCTTTGCAAAGACCAATTTATATGATAAAAGGCCTCTATTGGGTATACCTAAATAAGACCTCTTAAAAGTTATTTATCAATGTGTTATAATCATTAATATTTAACAATAAGTATTATTATGCCTTTAAAGAAAATAGGTTTTGCACCAGGATTTAACAAACAAGCTACAGCTACTGAAGCTGAAGGTCAGTGGATAGATGGAGACTTTGTACGTTTTAGGTATGGAATGCCTGAAAAGATTGGTGGTTGGGAACAACTACAAGCTAATACATTGGTTGGTGCTGCAAGAGCACAACATAGTTGGGTAGATTTAGATGGTCGTAGATATGCTGCTATTGGAACTAATAGATTATTAATTCTCTATTATGATAATACCTTTTATGATATCACACCTATAGATCCTGATAGGCAATCGACTGGTGCTGACATAACAACGACTAACGGATCAGCAATCGTTACAATTACAACAACAGGAGCACATGCTATTGAAGTTGGAGATTTAGTCACATTTGAAAATGCAGGTTCTTTTACACCAGTACAAACTGATTATGTTGCAGCTGATTTTGATGATGTTGTTTTTGAAGTAAAGACGGTTCCTTCTACTACAACCTTTACCATACAAATGCCAACAGCGGAAACTGGAACAGGGGCTACAAACGATGGTACACTAGATCCGTTACCTTATATTCTTATTGGTAACTTAATTACTACTCCAGCTTATGGTTGGGGTGCAGGTACTTGGGGATTATCAACTTGGGGTACACCAAGAACATCAACTACAGTTATACTTGATCCAGGTTCTTGGTCATTAGATAACTATGGTCAAAATTTAATTGCAACTGTTCACAATGGAAGAACTTTTCAATGGATACCTATTTCAGGAACTGCATCAGCTTTAACAACTAGAGCAACTTCTTTATCGGGTAATCCTACTAAATCAGTTATGTCTATTGTATCTGATCGAGACAGACATTTAATTCAATTAGGAACAGAAACAACTATAGGTACACCTAGTACTCAGGATAAAATGTTTATTAGATTTTCTAATCAAGAAGATCCTACAACGTATGCACCCACTTCAGTTAACACTGCAGGTACATTTAGAATTGACTCAGGAACAAAAATTGTAGGAGCTGTTAAAGGTAAGGATTATTTATTAATACTAACGGATACTTCTGCATATGTAATGCAATTCGTTGGACCACCTTTTACTTTTTCAATTAGACAAGTAGGTTCTAACTGTGGTTTATTTGGCCAGCATGCTGCTGTATACGTTGATGGTGCGGTGTATTGGATGTCAGGTGAAGGAGGATTTTTTGTTTATGATGGTACTGTTAAATCATTACCTTGTAGCGTAGAAGACTTTGTCTATACCACTGCAGGAGATAATTTAGGAGTAAGCTTTAATAATGGTGAACAAATATATGCAGGTCATAATAGTTTGTATACTGAGATTAATTGGTTTTATCCAAAGTCAGGTTCTAACTTTATAGATAGAATGGTAACTTATAATTATGGAGGAAGAGTTTGGACTACTGGTACTTTATCAAGAACTACATACGAAGATACTAGTGTGTTTGCTTTACCTTATGCTACTAGATTTACTCAAAACGTAGCACCTACTTTTCCAACGGTGCAAGGTATATCTGCTTCGCAAGGTAATACTAGATACTACGCTCACGAAATTGGAGTTAATGAAGTAGATGCAAATGGTGCAGAGACTACCATTAATGCCTATATACAATCAGGAGATTTTGATTTAGATATAGATGGAGACGGTGAATTTTTAATGAAGATAAGAAGATTTATACCTGACTTTAAAGTCATAGCAGGTAATGCAAAAATTACTTTAAACTTAAAAGATTTTCCAAGTGAAACTGCCACAAGCTCGCCATATGGGCCATTCACAGTTAACTCATCAACGAAACAAATTCATACGAGAGCTAGAGCTAGACTAGTAAATGTTAAAATTGAAAACGAAACCTTAGATGAAAATTGGAGGCTTGGTTTATTTAGATTTGATGTTCAACCTGATGGAAGAAGATAATGGCTAAGATAACTGTATACATACCTGAACCAAAAGCTGCTTATGAAGTAGATAATCAAAGACAGATTATTACATCTATTGATACATTAAAAAGCCAACTTAATTTTGGTTATCAACAAGACTTGAAAAATGAACAAGATACGTTTAATTACTTTATGCAATGACAATAAGATATAAAAGCGATACATTTGATTTAACAACCACTAACATTACGACTATTTTAACTTGTCCAAGTGATGCAACTATTATTGTTAAATCTCTTCAAGCAAGTCACAAAGCAGCAAGTAATGTAGATGTAGATGCATATCTTAGAAAATCTGGTGGATCTGATGTAGAAATAAGTCATGCAGAATTAAATAAAGATTTTAAAAATATGGTAACTTCAAGTTTAAATATGGAAGCAGATGATATTTTAAAAATACAAGCAGGTACATCAAATGCAATTACAGGAGTAGTAAGTTACGCTTTAATAGATAGATCACAAGAGAATGGCTAAGAAAAAAGGTGCCATAGGTACAATAACTTTTTTTAAAGAAACCTCTAAGAAAAGACCCTTGCGTCATTCTAAAAAATATAATAAAAGAATTAGCAAGCGTAAATCATACAGAGGTCAAGGTAGATAATGCAAAAAATACAATGTGATACAGTTACAATTTATCGTAGTAAATCTACAGGTAAAAAATATAAAACTAAAAAAGAATTTCTTAAAGAGTGTAAAGAAGAAGATTTAGCAACAGATGTTGAGGTGCATGTTCCAAACTTAGATTTATTTGGAGACACTAATGAGTCCTAAAGGTGGAACAGAAATTCAACACGAATTTTTAGAAAAACATTTAGACAAAGATCTTTTAAATAAGTTTAGGATTTGTACTAGTGTTCCTGAAAAGATACCTCTTAGCCAATATAAGATAAATATACTTTGGCAAAAAAATTCATACGACCAACCTAATTTGGCACCTTGGTTTAAGAATAAAGATAATCACAAGAAATATGATTACTATGTTTTTAACAGCCATTGGAATTATGAAAAGTTTAGAATGTCTTTTGATGTACCAACTGAAAAATGTACAGTTATTAAAAATGGCATACCTAAATTAACCTTAAAAACATTTGAAAAGAAATCTGAAAAAATAAAATTAATATTTCATCCTACACCTTGGAGAGGATTAAATGTATTACTTGGAGCAATGCAGTTAGTTAAGAATAAAAACATTGAATTAGATGTTTATTCTAGCACTCAAATATATGGTGATGATTTTAAAAAAATGCATGATGATAAATATAAGGATTTATATAAACAAGCTGAAGAGTTACCTAATGTTAACTATATTGGTTATAAACCTCATTCTTACATATTAGAACATTTACACGAATATGATGCATTTGTGTTTCCGTCTATATGGGAAGAAACGTTTTGTACATCTGCTTTAGAATCAATGGCCGTAGGCCTATATACGATTGTTACTGATCTAGGTGCTTTATTTGAAACTTGTGCTGAGTTTCCTGTTTATGTTCCATTTGAAAAAGATTACAAAATATTATGTAAACAATTTGCTTATGCTATCGATGCTATACCCGAACAATTAAGCCAAGATGGATGTATTGATCACTTAAAGTTTCAACAAAAATATTTTAATCATTTTTATAGTTGGGATAAAATAGCATATAATTGGGAAAATTTTTTAAAAGGTATTTTAGATGCAAGATCCAAGTAAACCTATTTGGTTTAATAAAAAAGAAGATAATATTATAGAGTTTAAATCTGACTATCATTTGTTTATAGGAATGCCTGTGCATTCAGAGATGTCTATCCATACGGCTCAAAGTTTATTAGAATTACAGAAATTAGCTTTTACGAAAAAACAAAAAATTACCTTTCAACTTATGAAATCTAGTTTAGTTACACAAGGAAGAAACTTATGTGTTTCTCAATTTTTACAAACTGATGATGCAACTCATTTATTATTTATAGATAGTGACATAGGTTTTGAAGCTGAATCTATATATGAGATGGTAGCTAAAGATAAAGATGTCATATCAATACCCTATCCACTTAAGACCATAAATTGGGAAAAGATGATAAGAAAGTTTAAAGAAACAAATAATGAAGATGTAGAGATATTTAAACAATTTGGTAATCAATACCCTATGAAAGTTGCGGACAGTCAAGACATTGAGTGTAAAGACAATGTCATTGAAGTAACTCATTCTCCAACTGGATGTATGTTAATTAAAAGACACGTATTTGATAAACTTAAAAAAGCATACCCTGAAAAGATTATAAAACAAGGTACTGTAATTAATGGTAAGATAGAAGAAAAACCTGAGTTTTGGAATTTCTTTGACACGCTCCACGACCCTAAAACTAAGACTTATTTAGGAGAAGATTTTGCCTTCTGTAAGCTATGGAAAGATATAGGGGGTAAATGCCACGCTTTAATCAATCAACAAATAATGCATGTAGGAGAACATGCTTATGTAGGAAAGTTCTTGAACGAGTTGATTGAAGTACCTAGTAATGATAATATTACTAAATAACATAAAAGTAATATTATGGATCCATTTACTTTAGCATTAGCCACATTTGGCGTACAGAAACTACGAGGAAAATCTACTAGAACAGCCTTATCATCAGCTGCGTTAGTT